CTTCTTGCATCTTAACCTTATCATTAAGAGATTCTTTCTTTAAAGAAAGAACTTTAATCTCTTCCTTAACCCCACGGATCTTCTCTTTAATCAAATTATTCATTGAAGAGAAAATCTTAATATCTAAAAGATCCTCAATAACTTCTCTACGATGATTGTTAGTCAATTGCATGAAAGGAATAAAAGCACTAGAACCCAGAATAACAATCTGAGTAAAAGACTTGTAATTCATCTTTAAAACATTCTGCTCCAACCATTTCTGTTGATCATTAGCAGAAGCAGCCTGATCTAAAACTCTATCATTTTTATAAATCTCAAAAGTATTTGGTTTTATACCACGCACCACTTTCCACTGAGTAGATCCAATAGAAAACTCTACTTCAACCTTAGAATCTTTTTCATTAGTAGTATTAACTAACTGCGGTTTATTAATCTTACGAAATGGTTTGCCAAACAAACTAAAAGTTAATGCATCTAGTATGGTACTCTTTCCAGCACCGTTTGTTCCCACAATCAATGTGGTATCACATTTAATGAAATCAATCTCAATATATTGGTTGCCAGTTGATAAAAAATTCTTCCAGCGTATTTTCTCAAACGTAATCATGATCTGTATCAGGAGGAATCACAATGTCATCCGGTGTAATAACCGTATAATTATATCCATGAACTTCGCAAGTCTTAATCATAATCTCATCTTCTACTTCCATTACATTCATTTCTGGATAATTTTTATCTTCTAATTGCATAGCAAATCTCATAGCGTCATCCTCCTGCTCAAAAAGATAAAGAATCTGCTCTCCATCTTCATCAGTTACAGAATATGCACCTTGAGATTCCTTACCAGCAACCGTAAGAAGAAACATTATTAAATTAACTCACATGCTTCCTGATAAACTTCTTGTAACATTTTTTGAACAAGTGATTTATCAAGAGTTATGTCTGCTTCCTCAACATACTTATTGAGAATAGACATCGTATCCTCCGACTCAAATACATCATCATCGGTAGTATACCACCCATTAAACTCAAAGTTTTCAACAACTTTAAGTTCGGCTACATTAGAATTATACAGCTTATCGACAAATTTTTCAAACTTCTTATTATCAGTCTTTTGACGAACAATAAGTTTAACTATCTTATTCTCATATTCTCTCGTATCAAAAGTTTGGTAATTAGTATCTTCATAAAAAATCTTATGGAATATTGTGTAAGGATTATTAATAGGAATATGCTCTAAAGTCTCAGTATCAAAAATATGAAACCCACGAGTATCCCCACAATCATTCCAAAACATCTCATAAGGATTTCCAAGATAATAAATGTTTTCTTTATGGGATCTTATATGATAATGTCCAGAATAAACCCGTTCAAATCCCTCAAATGCAATAGAAGGAGTTCCATGTTCTTGTATATGTCCTTGAGTAGCATGAAAACCATTTAACTCTAAGTGACCCATGACAACTCTACTTGGAGAGTTCTTTAAGGCTCTAAAAGTTCTCTCTTCATTCTCAGCATTAATCCAAGGTACAAGAAGAATATTTAAGTTATCAATTTTTATTTCACTTGTCTCTGAATATATCTTTACATTATCATACTCACGCAATAACAAATCTATAGCATTTACCTGATTGGTATTTTTATAATAAGCAGTATGATTACCTACAATGGTATGAATAGTATAATCTTTTAATTTATCGTAATAGTTATTCTTTGCCCAGGATAAAGCCGAAAAGTCGATACCTTTACGGCTATCGAAGGTATCGCCCATATCAACAATGGTCGTAATACCTTCCTGTTTAAGAGTCGGAAAAAATACATCATTATAGAACTTCAGAAAATAATCATGAAAAAGTTTTGAGTTCTTTCTTGCACCAAAATGCTGATCAGTAATTATGGCTATTTTCATGCTAGTTTTACCCACAAATTAGCAGATAAAGTAATTCGAGTATCTTTATATCTATGCTTAGGAACCAAATGTCTTAAGTATGCTGGAAAAGCAACGAATCTACCTTCTTTAGGTCGAATTTTCTTTCCACTATGAGCAAAAACTAAAGGAGAATCATACCATTTTGATTTTACAAAATAAGCAAAACTATAATGATAAGGTTTATGGCAATGTTCATTTGCCCAATCTCCTTTTTTATAAACATTAGCCCAAAACTGATCACATACTAAGGGACGACGATTATCACCAGATCGAGCACCTGGTCGAAAGGTTCTTTCTATTTCTGCCGTTATATACTCTCTAAGATTTCTAAACGTAATATTATCGAACTCCCAATCCCACGCTGTATGAATAGATGCTTTCACATTACTATTCTCTTGGGGTATACAACGAACACCTTTTTCTAATAAATCCAAAACCTGTTCCTTTACCCTATCTGCAAATGGATAATCACCTATCAAAATGGGAGCATTATGTTTAACAGTAGTTACTACCATTCAATTACGCAACTTAGAATGCACAGCATCTTTGATTTGATTATACTCCGCATAATTGTCCCCGTCAATCTTGTTACTGTCATCAAATACTTCTGAGTAACCAGACTTCTCAAGGATCTTATTCTTAATTTCTAACTGACGTTTTTCTCTCTGTATTCTGCGGAGAAACGCATAATGTATAATCTGCGTAAAGTAAGCAAAAGGATTTTGGGATTTCTCAGGATTAAAATTATGTATGTACTGAACGCAATTTTCGATTCCATCAGAGATCATATCCTCCTTGAACATGTAGTTAACAAAGTTTGGTTTAAAAGAAAGATGATTCGCAATCTTTAAAAAACACTCTCCAATATACCTAGGAATAACCGGCTTAGGCTTATCCTGCAATAAAGCAATCTCTTTATCCTCTCGATACTTAATCAAAGCAGCAAGAAATTCTTTATTATTCACATAGTGTTCAGACCTTTTTCTTCTAGCCATAGTCTTACCAGGTTGTATTGCCATAAGTCATTATCACTAGTATGTAGATAGTATAACATTTATACTACTAGTTGACAAGTTTTAAAAACCAAGTAGAATAACTCTGTGGGGTTTCAGAAAAAGATATTAGCTATTAGTATTCTTTTTATTACCATCTAACTTATAAAGTTTTTCTAAAACTTCTTTAGCGTCATGAACGTTACCAATATAACCCATTTTACGATTTATTTTAGAACTGTTATCTTCATCTTCTTGGGAATCTCTTAAGTATCTTTGATGCATCATTATCATTTCTACATCTGAAGATTCCGAAAGAGTAAGAACATCAGTCATATTAATAATAAACATATCCTCTCTACTAGTTTTTAACCAAGGTTCTACTTTATATCCTATTATTCCTCTTTTACCTTTAATTTCTGATATTAGAATGGGGTTATGAAGAATTAACATGGTGCGATCTTCTTCTTCAGATGCTGCTACCTTAGCAAATATTTCTTCACCACATTTAAATTTTATTGTTGCATAAAAATCGTCTTCCATATTTTACTTCCTTAATTGTATTGAGATTATCTCATAATTAAAATTTTCTTCGTTATAAATTTTGATTCGTTCAATGAAATGATTTAATGTATAATTACGTCTGGAGTTTTTAGTACAGTCATCAGCAATATCATAAAGAATAGCTTTTACTTTATCTTTACCTTTTCTGAGTACTCTACCGATTGACTGAAGGTTTCTAATGCGGGACTTGCTAGGCGACGCAAAAATGACGTTGTGCAACCGCTTAATATTAATACCAGTAGAGAAAGTGCCATAAGACGCAACGATGATTGCATTTTTTTCTTTCTCCGTAATTTCCCTAACTAATTCTCTTTCTTCAGCATCAACCCCACCGTGTACAAAAAATACTGTATGATCATCTCGCTTATTAGTATTTATTAAATCGTATAAGACCTGACCGTGTGCTTCTACTCTAGAAAATAAAACTAAGGTATTACCTTTTAAATCCAAAGTTAAATTTTTAATAAAATTATTTCTTTTCTCATGCTCAATTAAATACTGAATTTCATCTTGATAGGTTTCAAACTTTTGAGGACCATGATTTAATACTAAACACTGAATATCTAACTGGGAAAGGTGCCCTTGTTTCATTAATTCATCTGTTTTGGTTACCTTATAAGAGGGTCCAAATAATCCTTCTAGTACCCATTTATGAGTTTGAGTTCCATCTAATGTTCCAGTAAATCCAAATCTATACTTTGCATGATGTAATTTTGTCATTATAGATACTAAGGACTTGCTCTTAAATA